CATATTTTAAATTTTTCTTAAACCGCGATCACGAGAAAACACTAGGGCTTCAGCTTCGGAATTCTCAAAATCTTCAGTTTTTTATACCATGAGATGGTCAGTCAATCTCTGCAGATATGTGACAACATGGTGTCTATACCTGCGTTTGATTAGAATCTGATCTTCTCTGGAAAGGAAATGTTCAACGTAGTAACTACTAGATATCTTCTTAACCAACTCTTTCATGACATAATCTGGATCATTAGCAATAGCTTTTTCAGCGATAACAGTGGGTAGGAGAATGTTATTTCTCTCCACAGTGTCTATGAAGACGGCGGAAAAACTATTCTGATCTCTGGATTTGTCTAGATTGAGATAGTTCAAGATAAGAGTCTTGGCAGCTCTGTTTCTGCAAATCTTGATTGCATTCTTTGCAATCTTTTCGTCTCTATCACCAGCTTGCAGGTAATTCAGAGGTTTGTACTTTGCTGACAAATGGGTTATGTTCTCATTATTGTTTATCGGAACTGGATTACTCAGATTGGCTCGCATCCAAGTGCAAATTGGTATAGCCTCAGGAAGGTTGAAAGTACGAGATACGCGAGCCATTCTACGGACCCTGTCAAGGCTTTCACATACCTTATGCCCTGCAAGATTACTAAATAATTCAGTAAAATTGGCCATCCCAAAACCTCCAGCTCTAACAGGAATATACATAGCAGTGGCCAAGACTCGACCACTAACTTTCCCAAGGGTAGATGCATAATTACCAATCACGCCACACCAATAAAGGACTATAAGGAACACATATCCGAGAAACATACGCATAGGATGCCCTCCAGCTAGTGCAGAACCACGAATGCCTCCGGTAATGACAGCAATTTCCTCAAGAAGTGTAGCGACTGGCGGAAAGGATTGAGCACCAACATGACATAGAGCTCTAAAACCATAAGCAACATGCATACCATGTATGTACAATTCATTGAGAAATTGAGCATATATGTCAGACATAAGTGTCTTAAGGTTAGATAGCTTAAATCCGTACATGTAGTAAGTATGCATCAGTGCTTCCCACAAGATATCTGCACAAGCATCTAGTTCATCCTTAGGTACTTCAATCATCCCATTCCCATCATCTATGAACAAAAACGCCCTGAAATTGCCAACAAGTCCTCTAGTTGCCGCACGAGCTCTAGCCATATACCATAGGGTACAATGTATTAGGGTGTTTCGTTTTCCATCGATCCCTTCATAGTTTGCTCCTCTCCAATTCCTCTTTGCCATCAACCAACCTCGAGTGTTGACATACATGATGCTACCAATAGTAAGGTCCATAATGTCATTTATTTCAGGTCTATCATACGCAACAGCAAGTACCTGGTTGCACCAAACTTGAGGTTCTACATGCATCCCAGTTGAAAAGGAAGAAAGGTCAAGGCTGACGCTTAGGTTAACTAAATCAGGATTTAGTTTTTCAGCAATAGCAAGATAGAATCGTTTCTGTAGTTCTATAGGGGACATGCCCATGGTAAAACCAGGAATATGTCTCATATTAACTCCATTGTTGTATTCAAACTCAGATTGAATCCTACGAGCTCTAGCACATCCAGAGATTATAATGCGAGTTTTTCCAGGAGCCTTATTTGTCTCCATTTTACATGATGCAGAGTAATGCGCTGGTTGCATCTTATTTTTCCGAACGGCCTTACCTCTGGAAGGATACTGATTCATAAGGTAAGACTCGATCATAGAAGTAGGAGCATTACTACGCACTCCCTTCTGATCTCTGGTGACAGTCATCCTGTCTAGATCATCGTGCAGGCCTAGAGCTATGTTAATGTCTTCTGGGGGTAATGCACTGGATTTGAGGTTCGCCAAATCGGGATCACCCCTTTCCTTGTAGCTATAGACACCACTGATATCGATGAAAGCACCTGCAAAGACCTCTATAGGCAATATACCAGTTTGGATGAAATCTCTTGCTGCATCGATAGCACCAGCCATATGATTCAATGGCACTTGACAATCCATAGCATCAAGCATCCTGATGTTTGTTCTGAAAGGTATAGAATGCTCCTTGAGGTACGACAGGATTGCACTAAAAGGTTCATTTTCTAGGGCTTCAGAGGTATCGTCATCCAAAACAGCATAAGCGCATTTACGAAATTCTCCACTTGCTATTAAAAGTTTCATAGCACACTTAAATCTAGCTTCAGCATAAGGGTCGATTAGCCGCTCATTGAGATGAAATTCGTTATTGCCTATATAGGTTGCAGTGCCAATAGGGTTAGGGTTATCCATAGCTTCACATCTTTCCAGGAATGCTGCAGCTGTATTGATGTTGAAACATGGAACGATTTTAGCAATTCTTCCAAGATCCTGAGCCACAGAAAAAGGCAGACAGTCGAGAATCCTCTCAAATCTTCTATAATAGCTTTTGATAGGGAACCCCATATCTCCGTACTTGTCAAACAACTCTATCTTTTGTACTTTGAGTTGCTGCTCAGCCAACCTTCCTGCGAAATGAGTAGTGTACACTTCAAACATTTCATGCCACATTCTACCAAGATGGTCCACAGTACGGATTTCATTATGGGTAGTTATTGTTTCGATATACAGCTTCCACAGCTTTAGGGTAAACATTTTTGTTCTTTCTTTCGGAACAACTTCCTGGTTGTGGTAAACATTCCACTTTTCCTCAAAGTAGTCATGTGCAGCATCCTTTCCTTCAAAGATCTGGCCTAAAACCGAAAGGTCTAAAGCAGCCTCTTTTTGCTCTCGGAAAAAAGCTGGCATAACAGGCTCTGTGTACTCCTGGTCAATGGTTCCTGCATGCCAATTCCACATACTATGGGACATCGCAGCAAACTTAAGATTTTTGAGATCCTCATTGCTAAAGACGAAGGCTGCGTTAATGTCTGGAAATACCACTAGAGCGAAACCGTTTACTGCAGATATCCTAATCCTTGGAGACCTAGTAGTACGATAAGATAAACGAACAGCTGATTTCTTCCCGCACATTTCTTTGTATACACCCCGGTGAAATCGATCAAGCATCTCAAGGGCTTCTTCATCCTTACTCTCACTATCTTTCATCATGCGGTCTAGAATGCTAACTTTTTTGAGTTGTTTCCTGAATCGTTTGCCAATTTGTCCATTCCTCCTACTAGCCCTCATGACATAGGTTGCAATATTTGCTATATCAGCTAGACCAGAATAAGAAATCGCTTTATTGACGAGCTTTTCATCCACTTCCGTAAGTTTCATCACAGCTACTCCTGCATCACCTGAATTTAGACTAGTTCCAACCGCAAACAAAGTTGCAAATGTAGCGAAATCAGTCAAAAACTTCCCTTTTTCACCAGGCTTTTTGTTAGATAATGCAGTAACTTGATTCCTGAATACAGTGTCATTATCCATCAGACTAATCATCTTGTATATCGCACCTGTGCCTTGGTATACATCTCCCCTCCACCTTTGCATAAAAGGGACTATGCAATGAGTTACAATAGGATTAGAGCGATTCTTACCTGTCTTGAAAGGAAACATGTAATTGGCAAGATTAAGATCAGCAGCTAACTCCTTCGTCTTCTGAAGTCGCCTGGTAGAAACCTGATAGCCTCTTTCTCCCCATAGCCGCTCATTCTTCAACATCCTTTTGATAAAATCTTCAAATGTTCCTCCAGGGAGAGCGTAACCAACTATGCCTTTCTCTTCAGACCAATAAGGGGCACATACGTCCAGCATACCAACAGGTAGATCATCCTCCTGGAATAGATATTCTGACTTATCCATCCTTATAGGAACGAATTTCTTCAGAGCTTCCATAAGTAGTCTTGCTTCTGTAGTAGAAGTTTGCTTTGCTAGTGCACGAACCCATAGCCCGTTTTCAGGGACTATATCGTTCAGTACACTCATCGCAGTTCTGGCCTTTCGTGCGAACATAAAGCAATTTTGAGTTATAATATTATTTAAAGTATT